AAGAATTTGAAGCGACAAAAGAGCGCTTTGATGAAATCAATGGGGCGCTTCCTGGCTTTGTTGAATGGGAAGACAAACAATCAGAAGTAACAATGTCTGATGTCCTATCAGACTAATCGTCCCAGCTATCGATATAAAAAGCCAGAGGCTCAAAACGGAGACCTGAGAACCCCCTTGACTTTCTATACTTCTAAAGTCGAGGAGGGGCTTCATGGTCGTGATGTGAGTCACGAGGAGGCTTTCTTTACGATGGGGCAAGTTTACTCTCCTAGCTTTAAAGATATCGAGATTGCGACTGGTAAGTCTATGAAAGCTAAGATGACTCTGAAAATTCGTGATCCTTTGTCTGATTATCAGCCGAAGAATGAGCATTTTGTCGAAGTCGGAGACAGTCGTCTCAGTGGTAAAAAATGGCAAATTATCGATGTGCGTCCTGATTTTGACAATCGGGATTTTTTGATAGTTATTATCGGTGGTGGTCAAGATGTCTAGTGGAGCAGAATTAAGAGGCTTTGACGATGTTCTTAGAAACCTTGAAGCCCGTCTTGGTGGCACAAAGGTCAAACGTGCTACAAGTCAAGCCTTGAAGGCAGTCGCAAATGAGACTCTAGAAGAGTTTAAAGGTGCTTTGCAAGTCTATAAAGATAAAGGAGACACTATTGAAAGTGCTACTGTTGGGCGTGTGACGGGTCTTGCAGCTGGCGTTCCTGTTGTGAAAATCGGTTTCGGTGAGGGTTCTCGATGGCGCTTGGTTCACTTGAATGAGTTTGGATATAGCAAGAATCCACATCCAAGAGGTTTTGGTGTAATTAGACGCTTTTCAGAGGCTCATGCTAAAACCTACAAATACAGAATGGCTAGTCATTTGAAGATAGGAGGTTTTTAGATGATCAAAGATAAGTTTAATGAACTCTATGAAGCTTTGAAAAAAGATGCGTCTTTAGCTGGAATCAGTATTAAATCTTTTAAACGTCCTGACTCGTTACCAAATAATGAGCCAAGTATCGTTATCAGACCAGTTGGTCCGCCGATGCAGGCAGTTCATGGCAGTAATACGAGTCTGGCTAAGACATTTCTCTATCAGGTCAATGTAGAGTCTGTTGACTATACGGAGTGTAAAGAACTCCAAAGAAAAATTGAAAAGATTATGGAAGAACAAGGATTTTATCAAACCACAGGTGGTTTAGATGAATGGATTCCAGAAATCAAACGCTACGTAGACGCTCGGACTTACAAGGGTCAGAGTGCTCTATATGAAGAATACTAAATTAAAGAAAGAGGTGCTATAAATGGCATTAGTTGGTTTTAAACGTATGATAGTTCGTGTGTTGGATGGAAATGCTACTCCAACACTTGGACAAAACCTTTTTGTAATCGAAGGTCAAACTGGTAAAGGTGCGACTCGTACTGCCAAGATTTCAGGTCTTGCAAGTGATCCAGTAAAAACCTATGGTAGTGACGTTGCTTACCACGTATCAAACCGTGGTGTTGGTGACGTTAAGATGGAAATGACTGCAGTTGACATCCCTGCAACTGTACTTGCTAAAATCCTAGGTCACGCAATCAAGGATGATATCATCGGCATTGGTGCTGACACAGTAGCTCCATACTGCTCAGTTATGCTTGAATCTAAAGCAGCAGATGGTACACAAGCACAAGTTGGTTTCTTCAAAGGTCAATTCTCAATGGATGCTGAGGAATTTGAAACCCTCAAAGACAAACAAGAAGAACTTCCAGATGATAGCTTGAGCTTCTCAGCTATTGCAAGTGACGACACAGACACTAATGGTCTTTACTACATCAAGTACATCGGTAAGGATGAAGAAAAACTCAAGAAATTCAAAGGACAACTTAAAATGATTGCTGCAGGGTAGAAAGAGAGCGCAAGCTCTCTTTTTATCTTATTTCTAGAAAGGAAAGAATATGGCTACGGTTAAATTTTTAATTAAAAATGAAAAAGGACAAGATGTTCAAAAGACTAGTAAGGAAATCACTACTAAAGATTATCGTAACTACCTGATCATGAATGAAGCTTTAAACGATGATTTGTCTGAAGTAGAAAAACTAGATAAACAGTTAGAGTTTATTGCATCACTATTTGAAGACGTAGAAGTGGATGAACTGCTAGAATTCACAGATATGTCTGACATCTTTGCAGTTTTCACAGACATTTACTCTCATCTCATTGGTGATGTTGACCCAAAGGGGGAAAAATAGAACCAAAAGAAGCACTAAAAAGGTTCTATGGATTCGTTAAACAAGCTACTGAAGGTCCATACGGTATGAGTATTCGTGATGTCATGGATACGAGCTGGGAGGATTTAATGGGAGTTATTGGCGAAACAGAATCAGCTAAGAAAGAAGAAGTAATGGACCTAGCTGACTTTCTGGAAACAATTTAAAAAAGGAGGATTATAATGGCAGGTGGAACGCCACTAGGACAAATGTATATTGAGCTAGGGCTGGACGTATCAAAATTTAATCCTACACTTAACGGTGCTAAGAATGCAGTAAAGTATTTTCAAAGCAACGTTAAGGCGCTAGATAGTTCTCTGAAAGATAATGGGAAAAACACAGACTTACTACAAGCAAAATACAAGACTTTAGGACAAGCGATTGGATCACAGAAAAAAGTCTTGGATGAAATGAAAAAGAGTTTTGATAAGCTCGAACCAGGCACAGCTAAGTTTGATAAAGCAGCTGCAGATATTGAACGTGAAAACGCAAAGTTGGCAGCAATGGAAGGACAACTTAGACGTGTTGAACAAGCATTGATTGCGGTAGGTAAAGAAAATAGTTTCGCCACTCGTATAAACAAGCTAGGAGATGGCTTGATTAAGGGTGGAGATAAGATTAAAGCGTTTGGAGATAATGTTTCAACGCTTGGCGGAAAGTTAACTACTGGATTAACTGCTCCGTTAGTTGCAAGTGTAGGTTTGATTACTAAAGCAGCAATCGACTATGAATCTGCATTTGCAGGAGTTAAAAAGACAGTAGATGAAACTGCCACAGTATCTTATAAAAACTTGTCAGACGGTATTCGTCAAATGGCTAAAGAATTGCCAGCTAGTGCAGTTCAAATTGCAAATGTAGCAGAAGTGGCAGGACAACTTGGTATTAAGGCAGATGATATCCTTAAATTCTCACGTACTATGATTGACATGGGAGAATCAACCAACTTGAGCGCTGAAGATGCTGCAACTGCAATCGCTAAGATTGCAAACATTCTAGGTTTAACATCCGATGATTATTCAAGATTCGGTGCATCCGTGGTGGATTTGGGTAAATATAGTTGCCCAGCTATTGAGAAATCAGTAGCTTAAAATAACGGTCAAAATCGGTGAAAACTAAGTCTAAATAATAGCTTGCTACTACTGAATGTGATATAATAGTAGTATGAAAAAGCTAACAAATGAAGAATATATCAAAAGGTTACAAAATAAGCACGGTAATGAATATACGTTACTAACACCTTATAGAACAATGAAAGAAGAAATCATTGTCAGGCATGAGGGGTGCGGTGAAATTTTAAGTACAACACCAGATAGGCTGTTAAAAGGTGGGTGTATAAAATGTGGTTATAAAAAAATGAAAAAGGCTCAAAGAAAAACCAATGAGCAATTTTTAGAGGAGGTATCAACTTCCTACAACGGTATGTATCGATTAGTTGATACATACATAAACAACACCACGAAATTAAAATTTTATCACAAAGAATGTGACTGCTATTTTTATGCAACTCCAAGAGATTTTTTACAAGGCAAGGCAGGGTGTCCTGCTTGTAAAAACAAGAGGATTTCAAAAAGCGTGACAAAAACACATGAATACTTTTTGGAGCTTCTTGGTGACAGTTTAGGCGAAGAATATCAAATCCTTTCAAAGTATAAAAACGCAAGAACCAAGATGAAAGTAAAACATAATGTTTGCGGACTTGAGTTCTTTTCAACTCCTCCTCATATTTTAGAGGGGAAAAGATGCCCCGAATGTTGGAAGAATGAGTTAAGCCTTGAAAGAAGAAAAACACACGATAGATTTTGTCGTGACCTTGGAGCAACTTGGTTTGATGACTACGAACTTCTTAATGAGTATGAATCTCAAAAGATAAAAGTTAAGGTGAAACACAAGCATTGTGGGAACGTTTTCGATGTTTTGCCAGACAGCCTTCTCAGAGGCAGTGGTTGTCCAAGATGTAAAGAAAGTAGAGGAGAAAAGAAAGTATCTTGTCTTTTAAAAGAAAAAGGATACAATTTTATTCCTCAATTTAAATTTTCTGATTGCATTTATAAGAGTAAATTACCGTTTGATTTTGGTGTATTAGATAAAGAAAACAATGTAATTTTGTTAATTGAATATCAAGGGATACAACATTATAAACCTGTATCAGTCTTTGGTGGGTTAGAATCTTTTCTAGAACGGCAAAAAAGAGACTCAGTGAAAAGAGAATACGCAAAAGCGAAAGGTATCCCCCTGGTTGAAATCAAATATGACGAAAACATTGAAGAAAGAATAAAAGAATTAGATAAGTTAATACCGAGGTAAATTGAGTGATTAAAAAAACTCAATCACCGTAGAGCATAGGAAGTGAACCTATGCTTTTTGTTTACTCAAAAAGCATAGAATATAATCTTCCCACGAGTGACCGTCACCTTAACGAGTAATGTCGAAGGTGAAAATATATGCCGAACTTACGGGAAACCGTAAGAAGTAGAGGATAAAAAGCCTTTACGGTAACAAATGAACAACTTCGCTACAACCGAAAAAGACATCGTAGAAATGACAAATCGTTTGGCAGCAGGTGGTAAACTTGCTGGACTAACTGCACCAGAAATCTTAGGTCTTGCAACTGCCATGAGTAGTGTAGGGATTGAAGCAGAAGCAGGTGGTACTGCAATGACTCAAACACTAACTGCTATCGGTAATGCAGTTTCATTAACAACCAAGGACTCAGCAGACGATCTTGCATTGATTGCGAAAGTTGCAGAAATGACATCAGAAGAATTCCAACAAGCATGGAAAGAAAAACCTGCTGAAGCTCTCCAATCATTCATCAAAGGTCTTAATACAGCGCACGAAAAAGGCGCAAACATGGATGCTATCTTGATGAAATTAGGCATGACAGGGATTAGACAAGGAAACATGCTCAAATCTCTTGCTCTATCATCAGACAAAATGAGTGCAGCAGTACAACGTTCGAACCAAGCGTGGAAAGAAAACACTGCCTTAACCAATGAAGCAAATAAACGTTATGAGACTACGGAATCTCAGTTGAAAATGTTTAAAAACCAAATCACAGACCTAGCTATTGAGTTTGGCGGACCTTTATTAAAGGCGCTACGAGACGGATTGAAAGCAGGCAAACCTTGGATTGAGACACTGGCTAAGATGGCTAAACAGTTTAGTTCGATGTCTGAAGAACAACAAAGAAATATCCTAAAATGGGGTGCTTTAGCAGCAGGAGCTGGACCAGCTCTATCAATATTTGGTAAAGGTATTGGTGTTATTGGTAGCTTAACTCAAGCATTAGGATGGTTGACCAAAGGAACAAGTAAAGCAGTAGGTGGAATATCCTTAATGGCTAAAACCTTCCAAGCGTTTAAAACAACTGGAAATCTAACCTCTGCATTTCAACTTGCAAGCTCTGGTATGGCATCCTTTGGGACTGCTACGGTATCAGCTTCATCATCAACAGGGTTGTTAGGTACATCTATGAGTTTGCTTGCAAATCCTTTAGGATTGATGGTTGGCAGTCTTGCTTTAGCAACTACAGGTCTTGTCTATCTCGGAAACGAGAAAGATAAGGCTAGAATCAAGACTGAAGAGTTTGGCTCGCAGTTAAGTAGTACTGCACAAGGCGAGTTGAGAAACTTCCAGAAAAAGGTTGATGAAACCAGTACAGCAGTCGCAAACTTCGGAACTCACGCTGGAGATGTTGAGAAAGTTTCAGGAGCTTTTAAAAAGCTTTATGAAGACATTCAAGCAGCAGCAGACCAAAGCAACAAACGAATGGAAGAACTTGGCGCTAAGTGGGGATTGAGTGAAGAACAAATCGCCACAGCCAAAGAAAGAAATGGTCAATATGTTTCAAATGCAGAAGCGATGATGAACCAAATCAATGAAATTTACCAACGACATAATGGTGATGCCAGCAAGTTTTCTCAAGAAGAAAAAGAAATCATCTTAAATAACCAAAACGAGATGATTAAGGCTAAACTTTCAATGATGAGCTTATCTGCTGATCAACAAAAAGCAGCACTACAAGCATTGAATGGAGAAATTGGAAGTCTAAACGAAACTCAATTAAAACATACTAAAGATGTTTTAAAACAAGCCTTGGATGAAGAGAAAAAACTCTACGAAACATCCAAAGATGAGTTAAAAGAGTTATTAGACGGAAAAGCTATTGACCAAGAAACTTATAACAAGAAAATGCAAGAACTTGAAGCAAACCATACTCAAACTATGGAAGCTTTAGGAAGCAAGTATTATCAAGTTATGAAGAACCTGGATGAAAAAGTTAAGTCCAGAACTGGTCAAAGTTGGAACTATTGGGAAGAAGCTAAGAAAGCCTTAGAAGAGTACGGTTTATCTTATGAAGAAATCGGACGTAAGGCATCAGAAGCATCTCAAAAAGTAGGTAATTCTCATAGCATCCTTGCAAACTATACAAGTGAAATGAGCAAGGAAGTCAAAGAAGCTAATGATGCTTGGTCGTTGTTAGTTGGTAATATTGACAAGAATGGTAATTTTCAAGTCAAGTCAAATGTTAAGGAAGTCATCGGTGAAGCTTCTAAATCTGCAGAAGGCTGGGAACAATTACAGTTCATTGCTAAAACTGCTGATATCAATTCAAACGCTCGTGTAACTATCGCTGAAGCACTTGTAGAGTCAGGCAAATGGAAAGACATGAGCCTGGAAGAAAAACAAGTCATCGTTAAGAATCAAGCAGGTTTACAAGCAATATTTGATAGTGAGAAAAACCTCAAGATTTGGAACGATATGCCAGCAGAGGTCAAGGAACTTCTTTTAAAGAATACTGACATTATGAGCAAGGCAGACGAAGCAACAAAAGCTCTCACAAACTATGAAGCATTAACTCCAAAACAAAAAGAGTTGCTTGCCACAGATAAAAGCTTCAGGAATGCGGTATCTCGATCTACAGAATCTTTGAAGAATTGGAACGCAATAACTCCATTTACAAAAGATTTGTTAGTAAATCCAAATGATGCTTTGTATTTTACTCAATTATCAATCGATAAAATGGCAGCTTGGAATCTTGCTACAGCTGAAACTAAGTCATTGGATGCAGTAGATAATACGGGGGTTGCAGTTGGAAGTGCAATCGTAAGTGTGAATTCTCCGAAACAAGAAGCTCCTATCAACTTGTTTGCAGCTGACCAAACTTCAGGTGTACGTTCAGAAACAAGTGGAGCAATCAATTCAATTAAACAATATACACCAGTCAATATTTTTGCTCAAAATAGCACACAAGGAACAGTAAGTCAAGTTCAATCTGGTGTAAACAGTATTCAAGACAAGACAGTTACTATCAACGCACAAGATAATGCTTCTGGAGTTCTTTCAGGAATCAGGAGCTGGATTGACAGCGTAACGGGTAATTTCTTCACCAACGTTTTTGCAAGTAAGCACGCTCATGGTACGAATTACCACCCAGGTGGACTTGCAGTGGTCAATGACCAAAGAAACAGCACCTATAAGGAAATGGTTACACTACCAGATGGACGAAGCTTTGTTCCAGAGGGTAGAGATGTATTACTACCACTTCCTAGAGGTTCAAAAGTCTTACGAGCAGATAAGACAAAACGCTTAATGAGTAGCATGGGAATTCCTAAGTATGCGAATGGTATTGGTATTCCAAGTGATGCAAAATTTCTACGTGAAATGGAACAAGCTCAACAAAATATCGTAGTACGTGATAAGAACGTAAACAATGGTCAAGATATGGCAGAAGTAGTGTCTGAGATAGCGATTCTAAGGTCAAGTTTAGAAAAAATCCTTACTGCTATACTTGAAAAGCCTTCAGACACCTACTTAGATGGCGATAAAATCTCACTATCTACTTATAAAAATCATGGATCAATTTATGCAAGGGAGGGAATTTAATGTTTTACCTTATAATTAATGGTTTCAATACATCTACTATCCCTCACAGTGTGGTTACTGATTTTGGGGTAAGTGAGTGTGCAGAACCAAAAACATCTGAAGTTGTAGACATTTATGGAATGAATGGAAGTTATCGTGTGTTAGATGGTTCTTATAAAAGTTATGAACGCACGGTTTCTTTCTATCTACCAAAACTTATTGACGTTTCAACCATTATTGAAAAATTTCACGATGGAAAGAATGAAATCGAGTTTGGATATCAACCAGACTCTATATTTTACGCTGAATATGTTTCAGCAAGCTACCATAGGAATGGACCACACGCTTACACATTAGATGTTAAATTACTGATGCACCCATTCAGATATTTGAAGAATGTTGCACCAATCGTATTAACAAGAGTTGGAACGATTAACAATATCGGTACAGTCTATTCAGAGCCAATCATTGATATTGAAGGTAGTGGTGATGTATCACTTACAATTGGCCAGAAGACTATGCATTTAACTGTAAATAATAAAGCCACAATCGATTGCAGGCATGGCAGACAGAACATCTACAACGCTACTGGGACAGTTCAAAACACTCTCAGAAAGCGTGGTGGGTTCTTTGAAATCCCTGTTGGTCATAACGGTGTGATATTTACAGGAAATATCCGTAAGGTGACTATTAAACCAAATTGGAGGTATAAAGTATGATTTATTTAACAGAAGGAAACATACCTCTTAATGCTGCCTACGATGATGATATCGTACAGGAAGATAATAGCACCTACCAATTAACCTTTAAATTCCCTACCAATGATATCTTGTGGCAAAGACTGAGAGAAGAAAAATTCTTGACCGCTGATGATCTACACGGTGAGCAAGACTTTGTAATTTTTGAGGTTGAGAAAAAACATGGATATATTCAAGTCTATGCAAACCAGGTCATGACAATGTTAAATCACTACGTTGTCAATCCAATGTCTTTGGATAGAGCGACTGGCTCAACTGCTTTGAGTCAATTTGCTGGGAGCATCACTAGAGAAAATCCATTTTCTTTTTTCTCTGATATTGATGAGAGACATACTTTTAATATCGATAGCAAGAACGCTATGGAAGCTTTGACCAAGGATAAGCATTCTATTGTAGGTTTGTGGGGCGGTGATTTAGTCAGACATGGTTACCAAGTACGATTGTTGAAAAATGGCGGTTCAGAAAATGAATCGCTTTTCATGTATAAGAAAAACCT